CAGCTTGTCTTGAAGCAACCCGACCAGCACCGTCATGTCACGCTGGGAATGGTTGGACGTGGACGTCCCGCTGGACATCTCGTCGGTGACGGAGATCCCGTCGATCTTGAGTTCGGTGTGGGTGAGAGTGAGCCCAAGATGGTGCTCGCGCCACGGGTAGTTGGCGCGCTTAATGTTGGCGGGAGTGTAGAAAACGACGGTGTCGTTGTGGGTGTAGCCCTTCACGACATCGTTGCCCGACCCGTCGCCGAACGCCCCGCTGACGGCGAGGGAAATGCTGCCCTTGCCGCCGGGGAAGGTCTTCTTGCTTTTGCTCATGTCGTCCCACAGGGGACGGTCCTGCAAGGTCTGATGAAACTCCTCGCCTTGCGAGAGGTAGTAGTCCAACGCCGCATTCGCGATGTTGGTGATTTCGCCTGCTGTGAATGCCATTTGCGGGAGCCCGAAGGATTAGCCCGCGCTGCGCCTTGCGTTCTCCAGCCCTTGAAGGGCTGCTTCCATGAGGTTTCGCGGAGCGGCTCGCGCGTTGGGTTGCTGCGAATTGCCGTTCGGGTGAGGACTGGTCGCGCGCACCGCCGGCTGGAAGCGCCGGAACTGGGCGGTCACTTCCTGGTGAGCGCTGGCCACGATGTCCAGCGCCTCCTGAACAGAAGCGATCCTGCCCCCGCGCTCGTGCAGGAGGGCTTGCGCCGTCCGCCGAATGGCGTCGGCCTTGGCGCGATAGTCGGGATCGTTCGCGGCGATCCTCTCCTCGAAGGTGGTGACGGCCCGCTGCACGTCGGCCTGGACATATTGCAGGTTCTGGGCGCTTGAACGCGCCGCGTTGGTCCTGGCCTCCTGCTCGGCGCGCTCCTGGTTGAAGCGCGTGATCGCGAGTTCTCGCGCCGCCGTCTCGGTGATCGCGCCGCCTTGGACGCGCTGTCCGAGATCGTCGGGCAATACGAGGCCCAGCACTTCCTGCGCCTTCCGCACGAAGGGAGCGACCTGCCGGTAAAACCCGGCGTAATCACCGCGCCGGAGCGCGGCCATCGTGTTCATCCCCATGACGACGTCGTCGGGGGAAAGGTCGTTGTCCCGGGCGAAAGCGGTCAGCCGGTTGCCGACATTCGCGTCGGGCTGAAGCTGTGCAACCTCGCTGCGCAGCCGCCGCCGTTCGCGGAGCAGCTTGTCGACCTTCTTCCTGATCTTTTCCGACGCTTCGTCGGGAAGAGGCAGGTCGTCGGTCGCCGGTTCGTCCTGTTCTCCTTCGGGTTGAGTCTTGCCAGCCTGATCCTCGGCTGTCGTCTGCCCCGGCGGTTGGGGAGGACCGCCTTGTCCCTCCGGCTGCCTGCCCAGGACGTCGCGCTCGGGCGTGACTTTCGTCACCTTGAGCGCGGCTTCCATGAGGCCGGCCCGGGTGGGCTTCCCCTTCCCAGGCGCTTGCGGGGCGCCCGCCTGGGGTGTAGCGCCCGGCGGACTCGAAGAGGGCGTGGACGGCGTGGACGCCGGAGGCGGGCTGGACGGAGTTGAACCCGGTCCGGGACTTGGAGCGCCGGAAGTATTCCCTCCCGCGCCAAGGCCTGCTGCGCCGCCGTCCTCTGCCATTTCGAGTCGCGCTTCTCGCCGGCCTACAGGCCGACGAAGGACTTATACGACACAAACAAAAGATTGTGCAAACGACTCAGTGCGGGAGAGACGGCGGGGCGTTCGCCGCCGCATTCATCGGAGAGGGCGCGCTCGACTGGGGACTGGGCGGGCCGGGCTGGTTGGCTCGCCCCTGTGGTCCCTGCGCGGCGGGGTTTTGAGCCCCAGGCGGGCCTTGAGAGGCGCCCGGCTGGACGCCGTTCATCGCCAGGATGGACGGCTGTCCGTCGGCGATCGCGTCCTCGAGATCGATGTCGTCGTCCAGGCGCGAAATCGCCTCCTTCGCGAGGAAGTTGGGGGAGACGCCGGGAATCTGCATGAGGATGGGCGCGAGACGTTCGAAGTTTTGCAATTCCTGCGCCTGGTTCGGCCGCCCGGAAGAACCCGCCTCGACGTCGAGGTAGAGCTGCTGAGCGACATCGCCCTTGGTGAGCTGGGGCCAGATAGCGCCGGGACCGACGATCTTCTGGACGGTTTCCTGCGAGACATTCAGGAGAAGGATCTGCCCCGCGCTCTGGGCGAGCGCGGACAGCGTGTCGTCGATGTCGTCGATCTCGGAGCCGGTGGACGTGGCGCGGGCCTGGGCGGCGATGTTCGATTCGGTCGCGGTCGCGCCGGACGTAGGGCCGAGATCGGCCTGCTGGTCGCCGGCGACGCGCAGCATGTCCTGAAAAATCTCGTTGGTCTCGTAAAGGTTGGGGTCGATGGGAACGCCCTTGATGGCCTGAAGAAGATCGTCCACCTTCTGGCCGGGCTGAAGGCCAGCGAGCGCGATCACAGCATTCATGGGGGGATTCTTGAGCGCGTCGATGTCCTCGCTGGAGAGCACGCCCTCGGCATAGCCGATCTTGGGGCGGTTGGCGAAACGGTGCTCGCGCAGACCCTGGCGGGAGCGATTGAGCTCGAGCTGCATGGGACGGATCAGCGAGACGTCGGATTGCGGCCACACGTCGCCGTCGTTCTCGTTGAACGCGACCAGAAACCACGGCCAGAAATTATCGGTATAGAACTCGGGCTCGGCCGGCTCGCGCAGAAAGTCCTTGTAACCGTCGCACACGACATAGACGAGCCCGTCGTCCTTGTTGAAGATCTCCCACACGAGCCCATAGGCGCTGTCGCCCACGGTCCCGGTCGTATCGCTGGGATTGCGCGGCCGGTAGGACATCCAATCGAGACCGGCGTCGTTGCGGTTGTAGGACGTGAACTGCTTGCCCACGTCCACGCCGTAAGTCTCCTGAATCTCCCCAGGGGTCAAGCAGTATTCTTCCGCGACCCACTGGCAGCCGAGAAAGTTGCGCAAGCTCACGCAGTTCTCATCGGGAATGATCGCAGTCGACTTCGGCCAGGAGAACGTGAGCCCTTCCCGCACGACGATTTCCTGCGCCTGGCCCAGCGACTGGACGACGAGGCGCATCTGTTCGGCTTCGGGCGAGTCTTTCGTGATCTTGCCGTCGGCCAGGTCGGCGCTTACGCGCTGAATGAATTCAAGCTGGGTGCGCGAATCGCCGAGCTGGGAATCCTGGTCGGGGTTGGGGGCCATGACGCGCTGGAAGCCGACACGAATCCATCCGACGCCGGACGTGGCGGCGCGGCGCGTCGCCATCTTCATGCGGGTCTTGAAGGACTGCTGCTGCTGGCTGATCTCGTATTGGAAGAGGATCTGGAGAGTCTTGGCGATCCGCTGGAGCTGCTGGAACTGATTCTTGACGTTCTGCGCGTCCGCGATGACGGCCTGAGCTTGAGTCAATTCGTCCGGGGGCGGCCCTTGAGGCGGCGGAAAGATCGGCGGCTGTCCAGGCGGGGGCTGAAGCATGGACATGAGGCTCGCGGCGGGATTGGGAGCGCCGGGAGCGCCCGGAGGGGTCCCCGCGCTGGGATTTTGCCAGGAAAACTCGGGTTTGCCGGCCAGAGTCGCCAACGCGCCGCCTGGACCGCCCGGAGCGCCTGGCGGACCCGGCGGGCCTCCTCCGCCGGGGGGTCCGGCAGGAGCGCCGCCAAGCGGAATCCCCATTCTCGCCGCCGTGATCCCGAGACCGACGCCCAACGCGAGCTTCTGCTGCGCTTCTTGGGCCTGCTGGGCTTGCTGGACGGTTTGCTGCGCCTCCTGAAGGCCCTGCATCGTGCCGTCCCACACGGTCGCGAGCAACCGGGGCCGGACTTTCGCGACGATCTTCGGATTCTTGGCGTAAACCGCGGCGACGCGCTGCTTGACGTGACGAAGCGTGATGTTGGCGATGTAGCGATCGTTGAAAGCGTCGTTGAACGTCTCGGACTTGGTTTCCTCGGGCCATTGCGCGCCGCCGCAGAACTTCTGGTCGCGCACCATCTTCTTGAAGGCCGAATCCCACTTCTTTTTGGCGCAGCGGACCCTCGAAGCCCACTTTTCAACGAGCTGCTTGCGCGCGGGGTCGGGATCGGGCGGATTTCGGGGTACGACGTCTGGATTTTCGTCCTGTCCAGCCGGCAGAGGCGGCTCCTGACCTTCGGAAGCCTGGTCGGGGTTGCCTGCCAGATGGATCTGGGGCGGCGGACCGGGGCTCATGGGCGGCCCGGGGCTCTGAGGCGGAAAAGTCGTCACGGCCCGGGAAAAGTAGACCGGCTAGCCGCCTGAAATCAAGATCACCAACCCGTCGTGCGGGACGCGTTGGCCCGCTTGCCCTCGGATTTGATCCACGCCAGCGTCATCTGACGCGGCGCCTGAGGCTTGGGCGGCGCCGGGCGGTTGGGAATCTGAATCGCGAGGCCCATGCCGATCCAGGCGAGCATGTCCACAAAATCGTCGTGGACGCCGTAGGGAAACTTGAGGATCTCGTCGCGCGCCTCGGCCCACCACGGCGCGAAGCTCGGAAAATAGACCCGGCACATGGAAATTCTTCCATGGATCGCCTGGGCGCGGGTCTTCTTGTCCTGGACGGGCGTGACCTCGAAGATCGACGCCCACACATTGCGCTCCGCCATGCGCTTTCTGAGGAAAGGGCCGATCGATTTCGAGATGTGACCACGCTCCGCCCACCAGTGAATCGGCTTATAGAGCGCCATGAGGTCGATCATGCGCTCGACCACCCGGTCGACGGGATAACGCCCCCACAGGAGATCGGGCATGATCCAAAGATTGCTGTCCTTGTCGATGCCGACGATCCCGCAGCACGTCTTGTCGCGGTCCTGCTTGGTCGAGACCGCGTGAT